TGAGAGGCTTATCGGCAACTTTTGCTTTCCATCCGGAACGTGCCAACTCATCCTTGATCCACTTGGGAAGTTGCTTAGCCATTGGCATTTTCCTTCAACTCAAATGCGGGACCATGTATAGCTAGTGGTGGGCAGTCAAGAATCTCCATGCCAACCACTTCGCCTGCGTCATTGAGATCTAGGTTTATTTGACGTGTGACAGTTTTACGGCTTACTCCGCCGCCGAAATGGAATGAGATGTAGGCAGAGCCATGCTCGTCTGGGTGCCAGACTGCGGCTAGAGCGTGTTCAAAATTAGGCATTAGCGAGCTTCTCCCAGGCATCATCAGTCATAGCCAGCACGTCACCAGAAGCCGACTTACGGGGCTGCAACTCAGTGAATTGCTTATTGGTAGTAATCAGAATGCCAACCTCGTTACCGCCCTCATAGACGTAGTAACGGCGAATCAGATTACGCTCACGGATCGAAGCCGAGAAAAGAGAAACGTGAATACTCATTTAGATTGTCCTAAAGATTAGGTAAAGAATGACGACTAAGGTAGCGGTTGCAACAGTCAAAACTATTTTAGCTGCAAGCAAGGCAGGGTCCTTGGAGATTGAAGGAAGCCCAGACTTGCGATGTTTAGCGTGTTGCGGGTCATACTTGCGTATGTTCCAGGTTATCTGGTTGAATAGGTAGCGAAGGCGTGGTTGCCCTTTTGTGTTCATTAGTGAACATACCTTTCGGTTAGCCCCCGTCCAGTTATCGTTCACTGGGCGGGGGTCGAATGTTTTATCGGGGATTCCCGAAGCGGTCGGATAGGTCATCGCCAATCTGGTATGAACCATCATCAAGGTTCACATACATTGACGGATTATCAGCCCAACTAGCGGCTTCATAAGGATCAGCGACTGAGCTAACCCCGAAACTCAACTTGCCGTCATAGCCCAAGCTAGTGAAGACAGCGTTGATTATCTGAGCCGTGAGGTAGGCACTATCACCAATACAACTAGACGTAGCGAGAATCTCTTTCACAGGATCATAAACCTCCTCACCCGCAGAGAAACTATAGACCTCAATCGGGTTAGGGAATGAGCTTGACTCAAGGAATACATGAACACGGTCACCCATTAGTTGATACCCCGATTCTCAATAATCTGCTCAATGTAGTAGTTCTCAGTTTCGTTGGCGTTATCGAAATAAGGATCGTCATTCTCGATGTATTCAACAAAACGAGCAAACTCGTCATTGGTAATGGGAGCTGCAACTGGCTCATCGGTGAAAGCCAGTTGCTCGTTGAGCGATGCGGTTGAGTAAACGAGTGGCACATAAATTAAGTCGTTAGCGTCATAACGCTGCTTCAACTGTTCGATGTATTCATCTCTGGTTTTTACTGCATACATGGCGTGGTTGCCTTTCTTTGGTTGGGTTGGGTTGGTTAGTAGGGTAGGTCGATTAGGTCGGATACGTCTAGATCCCAGCCGTAGTGCCTAGCGCAAAACAGACGGGCAATGTTCACGCGCATAAAAGCTGCACGCTCAGCCTCGGCGGGCGGTGCTTCCCAACGGAAGGCAGGAAACCATCCGTTGAGCTCTAGAGGGTTAGGCTTACTGAATGGCACCGGGGTTTCACCCTTGAACCAGGCTTCAGTAAGTGCAGGGGCAAACTCCCTCACCAACTGGTAAGGAATGTTGCGGTTGTCTAAGTCCTTAGCCGCTTTCATACGAAGCTCTTCGTGATTGTGGCGGTTGAATTTGCGAGCCTCGGTCAAGGCTTGGTGTTTGCGTGGATCGATGCCCTCGGCTATCTCAGCCAGTGGAGCGCGAACACCATTAGGTGCTTCGACTCTAGTGAACATCGTTCGGTTGCCCTGAACGTCCTTACCGTTAGCGCGTAGCCAGTTTTCAACGTCCGCTAGACGATACCAAACGGCGTTGGATGACTCGTGGGTGTATTCGTCAAACTTAGCCAGGTGTCGGTATTGGTCCCTGCGCCACAGACGGATGGTTGATTTGGGGATGCCCGTGAGGCTAGAAACATCTTCAATTTTTATGAGAGTGCCTAGCTGCGGATCTTCGATGCGTGTTGCCAATTTTCTTCCTTACTCTAGGATTCTAATACTACCTATGGTTTTGTTAGTGTATTGAGTGTAACTCGGGGGACTTTGCTTGTAAAGGGGTTTTAGGGGTCAAAATACCCCTTATTTAGCCATAAATTGCAATTTTCTTATTAGTTCCTATGATTTTTATGTTGGGTGTTGGTTTTCTTAGAGTTATAGGAAAACTAACACTCAATGTGTGATTTTGGCTAAGGGCTTGCGGAATGTTTTTTGCGTAATAAGTGAGAATCATTCTCACTAAGGGGAGGGCTGATTGACGTTTCCATTCGGCACGTCATCGCCGAAGAATACGGGGGAGCATGACGGGTAGGCGCAACTGGTGCAGAGCTGTGTAAGGTTCACCTCGTCACAGAATGGGCAACAGTAAAAGTCTGGGCGCATTAGATAACCTCCCATCGGTAAAAGTCCTCATCGCATTCAGGGCAAAAAGCGTAGTAACCGGGAGTTGCGTTATTCAAGTCCACTGCATTGTGGCAACGTGGGCATTCAGGCGCGTTCATTACTCCACCTCTATTTCAAAGGCGAGCTCAAGAGCCTCGGCGCAAGTGTTCAGCGAGGGTGTCCAAAACTCATCGGTCAAAGACGGAAGCACAAAGTCACGGCGATAATCAGGATCGGATTCCCAGGTGAGGTGCTTGCGAGTGTAGCCAGCATCCTCATTGGTCCAGACGGTGGCACGCTCAAGGAAGACGGTGTAAAGGTCATTCCGTAGAAAGGATTCAGTTTCGTGGATGAGCTCAGGCAAAACTGATTCGTTTTTGTAGTAGTAGAAAACGCGCCAGTAATCCCCCTGAGAATAGCCACGGGCATCTTTGAAGCCAGAGGCATAGCCCTCATTGGCGACAAGGTTCGACAAGGCACTTTCAAACTCTGGTCCGTAGTCGTTTCCAGGTTCGGCTATCTCGGCCGCGAGACTGGTAACGTCAAGTGGTCCAACGTCTGCGCCATAACTACGGCGGGTTGCTGCGATCCAGACACCCCAGGTATCGGATTCCCCGAGGATTTCCTCAAGGGAAACTGAATACTGGTTATCCTCAACGCGGATACGGGTGAGACTGTCGATTTCGTAAAGCTGCACTGCATCGTTCATTGTGATTATTCCTTTACTAGGGTTTGGTTGTTGCTGGTTAGGCGGTCAAGAAAAAGGGACTTGGCTTCGGCTTTGGTGTAGCCCATAAACTGTGCGTGTTCGTAGTATTCAAAGCCCGTGTATGGATCGGATACGAGGGCAGACAACTCCCAGGCACCTTGAAAGGTTCGGCGATAGGTAATCACGCTTCAACCCCCTTTAGGTAGCGGTTGAGAGCTGCAACGGCTTGGTCACGGGTGGCAAACTCGCGAAACGCTCCAATAGTGCTAATGCCCTCATCCGAATAACGGCGGAGAGTGTAAAGGCGTGGTTCGGCGGGGTAGTAAGGCATCGAAGTGTCTTCAGAGGTAACGAAAAGGTAAGCCTCGCCTGAGTCGTGGGTGAGGGTTGCCCAGAGGATACGCGACTTGAAGAATGCCATTGTGGACTTGCTGAACCAATAGCCAGAGTTTGCGATGATCTGCGCCCAGGCAGTGTCCGCATAAGCTGCGGGGGGTGTGATTAGGTTGTCGTTCACTTTGTAGCCTTTCGGTTGGTGTTGCTGGTTGGTTAGTAATACTCTAACACACTCAACACACTAAATACACTCAATGCACAAAGTTTTTTGGTAACAGTTTGGTAACGCGGGTGAGGTGGGCAAAGTGTGGCAAAGTGTGCGTGGCTAGCCAAACCCCCTCACGCTTGCACAATTTTTGATTTGCCACGCAACCGCACCCGTCTAGCACGCAACACACTCAACACACTCAACACACAAGGTAAGCACCGCCGGACGCGCCTGGATCGCGATCCCTGGACGCAACCTGGGCAGCTCGCTCAGCGGTCGCAACGCGGCGCACATTCCAGCCGTCCCCTAAGAAAGCTGTCCGGGTATGCTAAAAGCCCCCTAGCAGGTCGCTAGAGGGCTTTTAGAGGGTGTTTAGGCTATCACCTCTTGCCAGAGTGCGTTGTCCATCTCACGGGTTTCTCCGCCTCTCCACTGCCAATCAAAATAAGGCTCGCGAGTCTGCAAACCCTCGATTGCCCAGTAGAGGAAAGAGAACGGGCTGAAAGTGAAACTTTCGCCAGTGGGTGGCTCTTCGATGAGTTCGTTTAGGCTCTCGTCAAGTTGCTGGGCAAACTCCGTTGCCTTGTGCCAGTCAAAAGCATCTAAGCCGTTCAGCAATTCAACGGTGGCATCAAAGTCAAGGATGCGTTGAACGCCTCCCTTAGTGGCGTAGGGATGCACCTCGACACTGATAGCGAAGGTGAAGCCCAACACACGGATAAGGCAAACATTGCGGTGGGTCGGGTGTAGTTCATCGGGGTTGATAAAGCCCATTTTTTCTGCTCCTCTGCCAGGTGGTTGTGTCTGGCAATACAATTCAAACTGCTAAACGGCGCAACGCACATTCCAGCCGTCCCCTTGTCCGGCGGGCAAGAGAAAAGAGCCAGTTTTACGACTTGGCTCAGGTCGCTTGGGGAGCAAGTTAGTTGCGAGTGATGGTGATGTCACTGTCATCGTGGTCGCCATCTTCACCGCTGAGTTCAACGCTGTCGATGTCCACACTGAAAGTTGGGTTCTTGTCCCAGTCGAGGTTACTGCGGATGTAATCAGCGTCCATACCGCGAGGTGCAGTGACGGTGAAGGAATAGGTCAAGACAACCTCAACCTCAAACTCATTGGTGAGATCCACACCCAGGTGAGCTGCAAGCGGCGCCATTGCGTCGAGTCCGGCGAGGGTGTCGGTGTCATCGCTGTCCAGGAGGTCATTGAGGTATTTCTTAGCATTGCCACGGAAGGCCGCGTAACCGTTGCGGAGGTCATCAAGGCGAAGGCGGAGACTCTCAACCTCTGCCATTGCTCGCTCTGCGGTTGCAGTCTGCTCAGATGCGATGGCGATGATGGTGTTGGTGTCGTTGTTCTCTACTGCCTGCTGAAGTGTTTCGTGGATGTTCATCTTTATTGCTCCCTTAGTTGGTGGTGCTTTGTCGCCAGCGATTTGCTGACAAGACAAGTCTGCCCTGTTTGATGTTGTGAAAATATTCCAGCCGTCCCCTTATAACTAGCCATCCTCCTCCAAAAATGTAACTAAAAATACTTGTCTAACAACATTGCCTGCTACACTGGCACTATGAGCCGAATACCAGATCATCCGCTACGCCTGGCACGCATCAGAGCCAATCTGAGCCAGCAGGCTTTGGCGAAGAAGGCAGGGGTGCAACGCTCTGCTATTACTGCTATTGAGGATGGCAGAACTCAGGTGCCTACTCAATCTCTTAGTGCCAAACTAAATGCAGCTCTCAATACTGATGACATTCGTGAGGAAATCAGATTATGGTCAGAAAAGCCCTTGCAGCCTTCTTTGCGACTATCAGCACAAAACTTGATGCTGATACCGCCGTACACACTTGGGCAGTATTACAGGACATTTCAGCAGTGGAGATCCGACGTTGCTCCTACCCAGACAGCGTTTGCGAGTATGTTGCGTATCAATCCTGCGATTGTTCGTGATTATGAGTCCGGTAAATATGCCTCCCTACCCGATGGTCTAGCAAGCAGGATGCTAGACGCATTCAAGCCATACGGTTTTTCGCCTGAATACCTAGTAGCCCTGGAAGGACTTTATCGCTCATGATGTTTCCCTATGACCCTCGCATTGATGTTCCGTTGAATCCGGAGTCGTTCAAGGAAACCGTACTTGTGTCGGTTCCTGACCCTGTACATAATCCTGTTCACTACAAGCAGTTCCCTGTAGAGGTTATTGAGATTACTGAGCATTTGAACTTCTGCCTTGGAAACGTGGTCAAGTACGTCTGTCGCGCCGATTTCAAGGGCAATAAGCTCGAGGATTTGAAGAAGGCTCGCTGGTATTTGGATAGGGAGATTTCTAATCTTGAGCGCAAAGGATAACTATGATGTCACGAAGTTTGAATCGAAACTTGATAAGCCACGAAGAACTCGGGAGCAGGATTTATTCGAGCGCGTCCTTGCCGCCGCAATCGCCGCCGACCGTCAAGGTCTCTTCTGTGAAACTTCCGTTATTTTGGATCAAGATGAGACTCTTACAAAGCCTGACGTCGAACTGGTATGGTCCTCAACTAAGCTCCAAAACGCTCTTGAGGCTCGCGGAATCCGTACGACTAAGAATCCTAATCTCACTCTGCGTCAGGAAATGCTTCTCCAGGCTTATCTCTCGCCGCTAAATCTGAAGCCGATTCAGACGGTTGCTAAGCAACTGAAAATCACTTCTAACGAGCTTGATGGCTGGTTGCGTCAAAAAGAGTTTGCTAGTGCGATGTCGGCTAAGTCGGCTGAGAACTTGAAGTCTTATATTCCGATGGCTGATAAGGCGTTGGGTGATTTGGTTCAGCAGGGTGACATGAAGGCGATTCAGTTCTTGAATCAGTTGACTGGTCGCTTTGATCCTAATGCTAAGAGCCAGGTTGATTTGCCTGCAATCTTGTTGCAGGTCCAGGACATTATTCTCCGTTATGTGACTGATGCTGCGACGAAACGCAACATTGCTCGTGAACTTATTGCACTCGCCACGGGGCAGTCGCATTTCGCTGCACTTCCTGAGCCACAATCGACTAGTATTGAGGTTGAGGCGACAACTATCACTATTGACGAATAGAGATCCGAATGTCTTATACGACTACTACTCGCCTCGCACTCCAGAAGGCTGTGCCTGGTTCTTCGCAACCTTTCGAGACTAGCGTTATCAACAGCAACTGGGACAAGGTTGATGCTGATTCGGTTTCGGCTAACTCGCGCATCTCGACGCTTGAGACTACTGTTACTGCTGGTAACGTGAACTCGGCTACTACTGCTACTACTGCTACTACTGCGACTACTGCAACTAAGGCTAGTAAGGTCACTGCTAGTGGTCTTGACCGTACTTTTTTCGTGGCTTCTACCGCTCCTACTTCCGGTATGGCGACCGGGGACATTTGGATCAAGGCATAACGCATGGCGTTTTCAATGTCGGTAGCTTCGGTTGGGCAGAACTCTGCCACAATCAACTGGAGTGTTTCTGGCATTTCTTCCACTAACTATGCGTGGGATGTTTTCTTTACTGCTTCTGGTGGAACGCTTAGCCAGTCTGGTTTTGGTCCGTATTCTACGTCAACACAGAATGGCTCGTTTACGATTACTGGCTTGGCTAGCGGTACTTCGTATCAGGTCAATGGTGACCTAACTCTTCAGAACGGTAACGTCGGTGGCGGTAGTACTAGCACTAGTTTCACCACTACTAGTCCCCCAGTTACTTACACTGGTTCTTGGGATTTGGCTGGCGGTTCTGGTGGTGGCTCGTATCCTACTAGCGTCACTGCTGGTTCGTCGATTTCGGCTCCTGGAACTAACCCGACTCGTTCTGGCTACACTTTCAGTGGCTGGTCGGTTGGCTTCCCGTACACTCCTACTGGCTCTGGCTGGGTTATTTCGGCTTCTTGGACTGCTAACGCCACTTACCCGCCCACTTGGACGGATAACACGCTTGGCTCGGCTCAGACGACTGTAGCCTATTCTGATGGCGTTTCTGCCACGAATATGAACTATTCTGGCTCGTATTCGGTTTCTGCTGGAACGCTTCCTGCTGGTTTGAGCCTGAATACGGCTTCTGGTGCGATTACTGGTACCCCCACTACTGCTGGTTCTTTCAACTTCACTATCACCGCAACGAACTCTTATGGCTCGATTAGCCAGGCGTTCACTTTCGTAGTTTCAGTAGCACCGTCTGGTGCGATGAATGTTTACAACGGGTCTACCTTTGTGCAGGCTCCGGTGTATGTCTATAACGGAACTACATGGGTGCAGGGGGCTGTATATGTGTGGAATGGGTCTAGTTGGGTGATGGCGCTATGACAATTGAGCAGCAGGTACATGTAAAAGTGACAATCAATGATCTTTACAAGGAGCAACAGGAGACTAATAAACTTCTGATTCAACTTGCTTCCGAGTTGAAGAATCTCAGTGACTTGCCTGACCGTGTAGCCAAGTTAGAGATTCAGGCAGCTACAAACTCGTGGTTGCCGAAGATTGTTTGGACGGCTATGGCTGCGTCTGTTACTTCTGGTATTGCCAGTTTCTGGCAACTAATGACGGGGAACTAATGGACATTCACAATTTTCAGATGCCGCTGAAGAAGTTCAAGTTAGGCACTGCTTTTGGTGTAGTAGATGATGCCCACCCTAATGGTCACCGAGGTTGTGACTTCAATGGTGTCCCTGAAGGTACTGAACTGCTTGCTGTAGCCGATACTGTTGTTGCGAACATTCTCACTAGCAAGGTTTTGGGTAACATTGTCACCTTGCAGGTTGGTGACAAGTTCTTTAGTTACTGCCATATGCAGAAGCCAACTAAGTTGAAGTTGAAGCAGAAGGTGAAGGCTGGCGAGGTTGTCGGCTACCTGGGTAATACTGGTACTGCTTCGTCTGGTCCGCACCTGCATCTGGTGCTTGGTTTTGATAAGTTTTCTGCGATTACTGGATCCGTTATGGACGCCCACAAGTTCTTGCAGGATAAGATAGAACTAGAAAAGAAGGCATAATATGACCCCTGAAAAGCGTTCCATTGTTTACACCAGCGCCGCTGGTCTCGTCCCTGTTCTTGTTGCTGCGGGCTTCCTTACCGATGCTCTTGGTCAGGCAATCCTGAACCTCATCGCTGCTGGCATCTCGGTTTACGCACTGCTGCTTGCCAAGAAGCACGTTCCAAAGGCTAAGTAATGGCTACTCCAGCAGAAGCAAAAGCAGCACTCGCCAAGGAGATGGCTAAGAAGCCTTCGCCTAAGCCCACCTCGGTTACTCAGAAGCGTGATCCTGCTCCTGCTGGCGTCACCCAGAAGAACTGGAACAACAGCAGGAAGGTTCCTGCTTCTGTCCAGAAGTTGTTTGATAAGTACAAGAATGCAGACTAATGCCGTACAAGTTCACTGATAAGCAGGCTTACCATATGAAAGATGGTAAGCGCGATTACCTGCCTAAGAAGCAGGCGATTGCTATTCAGTTGAGCAAGTTGCGTGAAGAGGGCAAGATTCCGCCCCGGAAGGAAAAGTAATGGCTGAAATCGAGATTAGCGTAGAAGGCGGCGACAGCTGCTGTGATTGCGCTTGCTGTAAGAACTGCCCAGACTGTGGATCTGCGCCAGAGAATAAGGATGCACTCCTAGCGAAGTTAAAGGATCTTCTGAGCAAGAATGACTCCAACGGTCAGGCACAGAGACAGTTAGACATCGACACTCTCATTGAGCAAATCAGTGAGCTAGGCGACTAAGTTCTAAAGGAAAAACCCCCGCTATTCGGCGGGGGTTTCTTCTTGCTCGACGAAGTTATCGAGTAGCACTTGCGCTGTCCGGCAAGGGTATGGAACTTTGCATTCGGCGCAGGTGTCTTCGTCTGTGATGTCGTGAACCTGGTAAACATGCTGTAGCACTCCGAATAGGATTGCTGATCCGACTCGCAACTTATCTACGAGGTCGGACATTTCGTCGAAGGTCATCAGTTCTGTCTCGCTCATTTGTTTTCTTTCGGTAGATTCTTGAGGAACGTATTTAGTCTAGCAGTATTGCCCTTTTGAGCAGCGCGAGTTAGGTCGGGGTTCTGGGTGACGAACTGCTTGCCACCAGTGAGATACTTCAGAACCTTCAGGTCTTTAGTCTGCTGGGTGTAGCCGTTTGCCTTGTCCATTGGGGTGTAGATTCCCAAACCTTCAGCAAGCTGGGTTGGTCCAAGGGTTTGCAGGAAGCGATCCCACATAGCAGCGGCGCTACGGTCGGTGTACTTCTTTCCAGTTTGGAAGTCGGTACCGATTACTTCTTGACCAACCTGCTTGAAGATTGGGTTCAACTGTCCACCAACTAGAGCCTGCCCTGCTTGAGCATTTTCTCCGATGAGGTCACTGATGTTGCCGTTAGCTCCTGGGTCGTAGAAGAACTGGTAGTTCTCCATTACGTCGAGTGGAGCAGTGTAAGTCTTTATACCAATCTGACCGTACTGGGCAGTGTTGAGCAGTGGACCGTATGGGCTGGTTAGCATGTTCATTGGGGTGTTTACCCAAGCGTTTGCACCCCAAGGGCTTCCAGGGTTTTGCTGTTCGATGCCCTGCTGCTGGCGGATGTTGTTCATAATCTTTGGAACGATAGTGACGCCAGCGGTGTGGTTTATGAGTAGGTCGAATAGCATTCCGTGTGCTACGCGAAGCCAAGTATAGTAGCCCACGAATAGACGACCGTACTTACGCTCACCAGACGACAGCGACTGGATGCTTGGGTGGTATAGGTGGGTGTGCTTAGATACGGCAGCCCACATCTCTTCTTCGCTACTCCAACTGCGCTTAGACATGATGTCAATGGCACCAGCTGCTCGTGGGTAGTTTGAATAGACTGCCGTGAAGTCACCAAACGGCTTCAGGAAGCCCTCTACGCCCATGCGTGCGCGAAGAGTTGCACTCTTCACCAACTGCCTATTGGCGCCCGATGCGGTGGTGTCCAGCACTAGGTTTTCGTATAGGGCTGATACTTCATCGTTGTAGTAACTGTTGGTCAAGATGTTTTTCTGTTGCATCTTGGCAACCAACTCGGCAATACTCATGTGGATGGTCTTGCCGTTGATTACTACTGGAACTACAGTCTTGCCACCTTTGGTGTAGCGAGCAAACTCAGTAGTCAACTTTTCTGGGTTAGTTTCGTGAGCTAGGAAGCGGTCGATTGCAGGCTGTGCATCCTTGCCTAGACGCGATAGGTAGTCAGTCTTGAGTAGAGCGCGTGCGCTCTCATTAGCGATGTCCCACGCCAACTTCCAGTGCATTGGGTTCAGGTTGCCGCGAAGCAGTTCAGCCTGAGTATCGCCAATGAAGTTTCCAATGTGGTGGCGAGGGTTCAGGGTAGTTTGCGAGAACTTCCACCAAGAGATTGCACGCATCATGGTGTGAACTTGCTTAGTCCAGCGACCGTAGTCCTGACCCTTCATTAGGGCAGTCCATTCACGGTCAAAAGCGGCAACCTGCTTAGCGATAGTTGGATGGAATAGAACATCATCTGGCAGGTTGCTGGAAATCTCGGTAGGTATAGTTGACTTTACTTTTACCCATCCGGCTTTAGCAGCCTGCTCAAAGGTCATTCCGTAACCCTTATGGCTAAAGTTGGCAGCCAAAGACGCAGCCATACCCTGAGTAGTCTTGACGTGGTGTACGGCGCTGCCAATCTTGATGAGAGCGTCGACTGGTCGAAGGCTTGACTCTTCGAACTTCTTCTGGCGACCAGCCCAATCTATGGCATCTGATGAGCCATCTGGAATACCTGCTGGCTTCTCCATGAATGGCAGGTTACGCATCAAATCTTCAAGTCTTCCGGTGAGTTTGAAGCCGTCAGATTCTTTTAGTCCGTAGTCTTTCAACCTGCTTGCAAGTGCATCAAGGTTGATGTTATTTTTCTCTGCATCTCTGAGCAGACTAGAAATTATTTCGTTGACCTGAGCCTGGAACACCTGAATCTCTGGATCAGCCATCTCATTGACTGGCGACTTCGACAGTGCAAGCGAAATAGCCTCAGACCAGTCTTTGCCTTCAAGTCCCTGGAAGTTCTTGTTGATTTGATTCAGCGAACGGGCAAGGTCACCCTTTACTGAGTGCAACTGTGATTCAGCCATCTGGCGAAATCCGGCGAGGTCTCCAGCAGTTCCAGAAGCCTTCTGGGCTATACGCTCGGCAATGCTCAAGCCTTCACCCTTGGCTGTTACTGGTGAGTAGGTGTAAACCTTTGGCTGGTGTGCTGCTATCTGCTGGTACATGGAGTCTTCCATTGCGCGAATAGCAGTGTCAGTTGGCTCTAAGCCGAGACCATCATAGACGTCCCAACTCTCGCCAATGCCAGTTGCAGCATCTTCAACATAGGCATTTGCTAGGTCTTCATTGTGCTTGACTACAGCAGCGTTTGCGGCTGCCTTAGCGGCTGCCTTTTCGCCACCGTTTCCGGCAGTTCCAACTCGCTTGATGGTAGCGGTATCGGTTAGTGTTACACGCTCTAGCGAGTCACCAATCAGGCGAGGTGGGTGAGTTTCTGCCCACTTCAACTCAGCTGCGTGGTCGTAAGCCTCTACTGGGATGAACTTGCGGAACTGGTTGCTGTAATGCTCGATTGGCAACCAAGCCTTGTAAGCGTTGTCGCGTGCCTTGGCTAGGTCTCCTTGAATCTTCTTGGCAGTAGCACGCCACTCTTTCAAGGCTTCCTTGCTATCCAACTTCAAACCAGCCTTAGCGTGTTCGATGTAGGCGTCCTTAGCCTTGGTGTACAACTTTGAAGCCTCAGCAACAACTTCAGGGCTAGGCTTTGGCAGGCGCTCACGTCCCACTGGTGCAGACAGCATTGGGTCTTCGTGGCGAGCATAGGAGTTCAGCAACTCTACAAAGTCGCCATGATCCTTGGAGCCTAGTTGCGGAACCAGGTGGTAAACCTCAGAGAGAGCATCATTGCCCAGTTCGGTGACTTTGCCATTCTTGACGAATAGCATCGAGGTAGCACGCATTACTGCTTCTGCTACTCGACCATCAGACTGCCGGATAGCATCGCTGACATAAGCGAATCGGTCAAAGAGCATCTTCAACTGCTGGAACATTTCTTCGTTGGTGTTGTAGCCACCCTTAGTAGCAGCGTTCCAACCATCGCGAAGAAGCCCAATCATCTGACCGCTAATGTCCTGCGAACGGACTAGCCAGTCCTCTACTGCGCCTTGTGCGCGAAGCAGGTGGATAGCCTCTAAATCGGGTCCAGCAACGGTTAGCAGGTGGTAAACGAAGTCTTCAGCATAGGTGGCAATGTTTGCCTTGTAGGAGGCGCTCAGAGCCTCTCCCTTAGCCTTGTATGCGGCAGTCTTAGCGAGAGTAGTAGCATCGTGTGCAATGCCCTTCTCGCGGGCTTCTAGAGCCTGACGAGTGACATTCAGGATGCTGTTGAAGTCTAGGGAGTCGCGCTTCTCTGGAGAGAAGAGAGCGTTCTCGATGATTCGCTTTCCTTCTTCAGTCTTAGCGAATACCTGCACAATGTCACCCATGTCGATGTAAACACTGTGACGGTTGGCTACTGCATCAAACTTGAGGTTTTTGACTTCTTTCTGAATGAACATACGCGAGCCAGTGGTAGCCAGCAAAGTCTCACGCATCTGAGCCATGTGCTGGATAAACCAGTCAATCTTGTTTTCAGCGACATTGTAGGATGCAAATAGTTCGGCATCCATCTTCTCCATCTTCTTGCCGATTCGCCAGGTGTTACGACCAAGCAACTTGGCAACAAGTACCGACTGGAATGACTGGTTAGTCTGATCCGCGAGTACAGCCTCGCCAGTGTGTGGCTTCTCGGCTCCGAGGGTAGCAATGTCGCCAAGGCTGGAAGTTCGAGTGTGTCCGCCCTGCTTCTGGGTGAGGGCTAGCGCCTCGTCGAAACGCTGACCAAAAGTCTCACGAAGCAACTCAGTCGCATCTTGAACAGTCTTAGCACCCCATCCCGCGAGCGCCCCAGCTGCATACTCACGGCTCGCACCGTGAATCATTGGGGTTACGTCAGTCATTCCTAGTGCGCGAGCGTCAAGGTATGCCGAGATAACTTCGTTCTGGGATAGTCCAGTAGCCGATAGGAATGTCTTGGTATCAGCCAGGGTAAGACGCTTACGCATCTGGGTGAGTGTGAGTGCTGGACCAGCAGGGTCTTTCAGCATCTCGGTAAGCATCTGCGCGGAAGGCTTAGTAGCAGACTTCTCAAACTTGACGATGGTCTGGTTGTTTGGATCCAGAGCCTTCATAATTTTGAGTAGCGATTCAGCAGGTACAGCATCTCCTGCACGAATACCAGCGATGAGTTCTTCAGCAGAGTTGTAGGCGATTGGCTTTCCGCCAACACCAGACGCCTGTAGGTCGCTCAGAATCTTCTTTACAGCAGTTCTATCAGCAGCTGCTCCGTTGAGGGCGCCAGCGTCCAGCAGTGCCTTCCTAGCGCCTTCATCTGGTACTAGTTGCGACAACTTGTCCAAGTTTGCCTTGCTAGAGTCGGCAGTAAACTCCGTTAGACCATTCATAAGGTGCATCTGGTCAGCCTTTGGCAACTTCAAGAAATGAGTGTCGCCGGACTCTGAAAGGTATTTGCCGACAGTCTTGCTGCCGGTAGAGAACTTGTAAACCTTATTTCCGTAGGCATTTAGGAATGCAACGTTTTCTTTTGCACCCTTCTGAGCCTGCGCCAGATACTCGTTGAAGAGTTCTTTTGGCGTGAAGCCGTCCTTCAACTTGATTGCGTCCTGGATGGCAGTCTGAGCCTGTGGCTTCAGTCCCTTGAAGATTGCGTTGCTCTTATTGTTTACGCCTTCGATGAAGCGGGAAACAGTTTCACTTAGAGCGCCAGCAGATGCACTAGTTCCTGTGGTCTTTTTAGCAAGGGCATCCACTTTGCCGAGGATACTCTTTACTGCCTTGATGTCTTGGAAGCCAGCAGACTTCATTGCAGTTTCGTATGCAGTTGGTGCAGACTCCGGCATCGCTACACGGGAACGCTTAGCACCTGCTGGAGCCTTGATTGCAATCTCGCTGGGCTTTGGTGCTAGAACATCCTCGGTAGCGTTCTGAGCGCCGTGGTAAACGTAATCAGTGCCTAGACGTGCAGCTTGCTTTAGAACCTGCTTCTCAGCCTTGGCATACTCGCTCAACTTGTAGTTGGCGCGACTCGAGAAGATAACGTCCTTAGCGGCACGAATACCGTTATCGACTGCTGAAAGCGTAGCGTCGAAAGCCTTCTCAGCAAGTGAGCGATCCACTGCGTTAGGCAACTTCACCATGTTGGTGTTTAGGTTTGCCAACTTGTCTAGGTAACGCTTTTGAATCTCAGCACCAACAGAAACTTCTCCGACTGGTCGCCTATTCTGAGGCTTGATGATTCCCTTCTGCTGGAGAGGGGTAGTCTTTGCCTTAGCTAGGTCTTCAGCGGTTAGTAGTCCCTTTTCGGCAGCAACCTTAGCGCCCTCGCTGGTAACGAGTTTCTTTGCAGCCCATTCTGGAACTGAGCCAGCGGCACCACGGATAACACCCTTAGCGGCAGCTGCGCCAGTCTTACCGAGAAGTTCAAAACCCCTGAATATTGGTGCGGCAGGAATGTAAGTGGTCGGATCAAGGGCAACATCAATGGCAGTTCCAATGACGGTATTCCATGTCTGTCTGGCAACTTTAGATATGGCATCACCAGCTACTCCGGTGACATTGCTATTCTTATCAAAAAGTGCCGTAGTAGCATCTACTACTGATTTTGCAGCTGAACCATCACTCTGATTGTTTATAGTCCAGCCAAGTCGCTTAGCGATAGCACCACCAGTGTGCTTTACTTCGCCACCAGTAGTCCAAGCAGTAGCGTTCTTTGCGGAGGTAGCCCACTCCTCGCCTAGCCAGCCAAGGTAGCCGTTCTTAGCAATGGACGCATCCATGCGCTTGCGCTCAGACTGGGTGGTTGGGGTAGCGAGGCGGTAAGCCAAGTCTTCAATCCAGTAAAGTGGCGTTTGAATACTGTTTAGGACAGTAGATGCAACTGGCAGGATTCCCTGCTGAGTCTCAGCGAAAGTCTTCTTAGCGGGAGCAGTAGTGGTAGTGGTTGCAGTCTTTGCTGGGCTAGTCGAACCCATTGGAGCGATACCAGCGAGTGGGTCAGCACCTGCACCCGTAGTAACGGTAGAGGTGTTGTTGCCAACGTTCACCGGAGCCGTTGGCTTAGGAGCAGTTACCTTAGTTTTTGCCCCCATTGGGGCAATGCCAGCAAGCGGATCAGGATTCGGTGTTGGGTTCGACAAGTTCACATCCTAACTAGATGTAATCTAGTTTACTTTGTCGGAGACCAAGTGGTGTAGTAACCAGCCTTTATCGCCTTGTACATCGAGTCACGCATAGGTCCAGATGCGTTAGGGTTGACCTTTAGCCAGCCGTTGTAAACATCATTCCAAGTGACCTTACCCTTAGTCTTACCAGTGTTCGCAGCCTGAGCATCGGCAGCAACCTGAAGAGCATCACGAATAGCAGCGACGTTACGCTTAGCGAGGGTAAGTCCAGCACCAACACTCTGTCCAGGTACAAAGGAAACATTGCTCTGGCGAACCATCTTCTCCCAAGCAACTGGGCTATCCAACTTGATGTTGCTTGGCTTAGCGCTCTTAGCAAGGCTAGTAGCAGCACGAGTATCAGCAGCGTAGCGAGTAGCGGCAGCAGAAGTAGCAGCAGCACCCATAGTACCCTGCGCACGCAACTGAGCAACACCAAGGGCAGTCTGGTTCTTAGCATTAGCAAGTGCAGACTCTTGACCCATCTCAGCCTGCTTTATTCCGGCAGAGATAGCACCCTGAGCCTTCTGAGACTGTAGGTCATTCCAAGCAGTCTGCTGACCAAGAATGTCAGCCTGGTGCTGACGGTTCAACTGCTGAAGCGCATTAGCAACCTGGAAACCATAACCTGCCTGACGGGCATCGACATTGCCTACCTGTTGCTGGTTCATAGTGTTCATAAAGCCAGTCCAGTTAGTAAGTGCAGCATTAGACTGCCCAATACCCTGATTGATTGCAGCATTAGACCACGAGTCAGTTGGTGCTGGCATCCCACCGCTACCTAGTTCACTGGCGGCACTCTGCGCTCCAGCGTTGCCAGCCTTCTGTTGCTGGCGAGCCTCAGCAGTGCGTGCAGCAACCTGCTCCTGCTGTTGCTGGATGGAACTGGCAAACTGGTCATTGATGCGCTGACGGTCGAGTGGAGCAACAGAAGTGAGTACTCCAGTGATGCTGGCTACGTCAGCCTTGTTCTGGGCATAACGGTTCTCGTTAGCAGCTGCCTGGTTCTTTAGGTTCTGCTCAAGTGGAGCATAGACGGCATTAGCGTCTGGGATTGCTGCGAAGTTTGGATCAGCCATTTACGCCTGCCTGTGCTAGTCGATTCTGTAATGCAAGTTGAATTGCTTTTGTACGAGCATCCTGACCCTGAGCAGTACCTAGCCAGTCAGCACCAGCAGTTCCATAGTTAGAGAGGAAGTCCTGGTTCAAAGATGCAATCTGGTCTTTGATGTCAGTCTGTGCAGTAATCAAAGCAGCATTCTGCTTATCTTGAGCGCGGTAGTAAGCACCGTAATCACCGCGTTGCATTCCGCGAACTGCGAAAGAGTCGGCGAGCGCCCGATTAGCATCTGGAGCGTTCTGATCCATAGCGAGAATCTGGCTAGTCAATGCGTTCTGCTGAGCCTGCATCTTCAGCATCGCATTAGCTTTAGCAGAGTTGAATGCGCTCTGACCGCTCCGCATTGCCTGCTGGTATAGTGGGTCGCCTTCAAGGCTCCACTTACTTAGCGCGGAATCATTGTTAGGGTTGCTCGTCTTGTTAGGGTTCGACGTGACAATGTTCTCCCCGGTCTGAACATTCTTCTCAGGGTTCAAGTTCATTGTTGCGTTAGGGTCAATTGCTGGACCCTTGTAGTTAGCAGCAGCGGAATCTAGGGCAGCCTTCTTAGCTGCCATAGCAGCAGCAGCGGCAGCGGCATTTCCGGTAGGGTCGTTAGCGCCAACAGGGTTAGCGAGCGGAGCCTTTACGCCAGTGATTGGGTTGTATCCGCTTACACCGTATCGGTCTGCAAGTGCGCTACTAGCCATTGATAGTCCTCAGTACGTTTGGGTTCGAGTAAGCGCCAACATTCATAGCCTTCATCTTGGCAAGCAGTGCGCTCTTACGAGCCTTCAAAGCCATGTCGCGCTGAGCATAGCCAGCCTTGTCATTTGGTCCGATGCTAGGTGCGCCCGATACCTGAGAATAAACCTTGCTACCAGCTGCGTATGGGTTGAACGAGAGAGTTCCTAGAACTGATGACTGCATTAGTTGGCTCCCTTCGCTACCTTAGCCTTGACCCCAACCATAGGGATGATGTTGAATACCTGGACTGGTGAAGTGGACGCCGTACCGTCACAGTCCAAGTATAACTCAAAGTAGATTCGGCGGAAGCGGAGGGCGTAGTTCAACTTGATTTCAGTACGAACTGGAACGGTAGATACTGCAAGGGTAGTTACTGTAGAAACTCCACCAGTAGTAGCAGTTGGAGCATCCCAAGTACCGTACACTGCGTCTCCAGTGCCATCCTTCGATAGCGAATCCCAGGTAAGGAATCCGGTTTCATTGGTGTAGTCTTTCGACAACTCATCCCAAGTGGCGGTTGGCTTCACTTCTGGAATCTGTACAGGGTAAGCAATTGACTTGATTGCATTTGCAGACTGTACGTCAGCACCCCAGTAGTAGAGCCGCTTCCATTCCACAGGAGTATCGAAGTCATAAATCTTGGTTTGCATACGGCAAGAGATTGCTTCTGATCCAGTTGCGCTAACTGCCTGGTCTTCGATGCGCCAAAGTGAGTGGTCGCTAACGCCAGTTCCAGCAATGCTGATTGCACCGGATACGCCGTAGTAGCCAATGTCTGCGGTGTCTTCGTAGAGCTTTGGAGCCATTACGAAGTAGCAGACGTCAGAGAGGGTTTCCCAGCGCGACCAAGTATCGGTGTCTAGGTTGTAGACGTAGAGCATTCCGTTATGCCAAACAATACAGCGACGACCGACAATACTTACAGCATTCTGGATACGATGGTTTGCTGGGTCGCTAGATGCGCCCATCTTCACACGCTGAGCATTCAGTGGATAGAACAGCCAGTTCTGGTATTTGTAGAGAATGCCACCAGATAGAACAAAGTGTGCGTTCTCAAACTTGACTACTGACCACTTATTCTCAGCACCAATGTCCTGTTGCATTGCCTGCATCTGACCTAGTGCTGGAGTGGAAGTGTAGGAGTAGCGATAGGTTGACTGGTTGCGGAAGATAACAATGTCGTTGTAGCCGAGAATCATCGAGGTGATCCACTGACCGTCTCCGGTACCAATCTCTACATAGTAGTAGTTGTTGGTGGAGTCTTTCCAAGACCAGATAGAGGTCAGCTGACCTGAAGCGCCAAAGGTTGTAATGTCTGACCAGTAAACAGTGTTAGCAGTCGAAGTGCCTTGCACACCGTAGCCAAAGAAGCGGTTCTGGAAAAGTTGCACTCCACCAAGCAGAGGCATCGATGGGATAGCAGTGTAGGTGCCGTTCTCCCAGTAGCCACCAGAAACAGTAGTGGAGCAGATAAGAATCTTGTTGTCATACTGGGCGCAGTCGGAAGCCTTGAAGGTAGCAATCTGCGTAAAAGTCTTAGTGGCGATGTTGTAAAGCCAAGTCTTGGCATTAGTAGTAATCACCAGGTAGCGAGTACCGCTAGCAGTAACGTATGAGCCGATAATGTCGATTGGCTCTCCGGCTACTGGAGTAGCAATGACAGCGGCACCATTCTTCTCAGTGTAAATAGGTGGACGCGAAGTCAAAGCACCATTGAGTGAAAACTCAAAGTTTACGATGTCTGCCAGTTCGTTATCTGCAATGGAAGACTGATCCCAGTAGTTGTTTAGTCCACCAGTGAACTTCTGTAGGGCTGCGCTTCTTGCTCGTACGGTACTCGACATTAGTAGTCCAGAGGGTCAATCATGACGGTTGGGTAAACCTCAGATGTTGCGACGTTATCCTTCTGGCTTAGGCGGTTCAAACCGTCACGAAACTGAGCAGCCTTCAAGTTAGCTGCGTCGTAGTTCTCATCCATTTCAAGAGCCTGAGCCATCGTGTAGTTGACCAACTCGTTGAAGTAGCGGTCAGGGATTGCGACAGTATCAGTTAGCGAACTAAGTGATACTGGAACCTTGATGTATTCCAACTTCAAACCCTGAGTGTAAGTAGTGTCAGGGATTGGGTAGAACGAGATAACGCCCGCACGCTCCCACCAGACATCTGGGGTAGCAGCGGTCATTACTCCGTTTGGATCCTGGCTCTTGATGTATTCACGAGCCTCCTGCGGAGTGATGTTGTCGATAGGGTAGCCATTGACGTAGATGGCTTCAATAACCAAAACCTTGTCAGATGGGAAAGAGTAGTCCTGCTGACCAGCAGTGTAACTAGTAGTCTTGGTTGCTCGGAGGATTGGGTTACTATTTACAATCTCTCGCTGACCGTCATTGATCCAGCGAAGGATTGCAGCATCTGCCAGCTGCGCTCCGGAAGAGTCACCGAACTGTGCGCGAACACGGTCAGCAATGTCTTGCCCCGTATGAGTGAACTCTTCTGCTGGCATCTTACTTCCTTAGAGTCTGACCGTTGTGGCGGTAGGTGTGCTTCTTTGACGAGAACATGGACTTCATCATGTCCTTCTTCTCGGCAAGTATCTCTTCTTCACGCTTTGCCTCAGTCAGCGCATAAGCCATCTCTAGCAATTGTATCTTATTGATATCTGCATCGGGGTCGTACATATTGTTGCGAAGCAACTCCGCTAGAAGCCTGTGGTCAATCTCAGATGGAGCTACAGTGCGAATCAAGTATGGGTGAAGGTTTAGGTCAATCGGTTTGTCGTAAAGCCCGAAAGGACGCTCAGGGTTGAACCCTTCCATACCTTCGTGCATCTGGATTAGATGGACGTTAGGGAATACGTCGCTGATTACTTGAGCGATTCTGCGGTGTTCTGAATCGTAGAGTCCGTCGATACGGGAGAAGTCGATGTAGTCTGCCATAGTTCTAGTCTAATAAGAAACCCCCGGAACCTACGAGACGGATAGGTTCCGGGGGAGTTCTAGGGACGCTTAGAGTTCAGCGATGTTGCTGAGCTTAGCGTGTGCGTTGCGTCGGTAGGTACCTAGCTCAACGTACTGGAATAGACGTGCCTGGTAGGCGTCGGTCTCACCGACACGGTTCCACATCGAGCCATCGCGGTCCATCCAAGCCCAGTCGCGCTTACGGTTCAGAACAAGCTCCTGCGACGACAGTGCGTACAGGGTGTTGCTCGGAGCAGCGTAGTCGCTGATGAACTTGATTGGCTTACCGAGAGCCTCGAAGGTGAAGGCACGCTGACCACCAGCCAGTGGAGCGGTGTTTACGAACTGGCGCATACCCTGAAGCAGGTTCCAGTAAGCGTTGTAAACACCGGGGGAGGCTAGGAATACGTCCACGTCGCCACCCTGCTTGTCTACCTTCTGAACCAGGTTGATGAGGTTCAGCTCGGTAAGAGTTGCTGGGGTCGGAGGAGTACCGATGGTCATTTCAGTCGAAGCCCATACTGGGTACGATGCTGGGTCGATACCGTGGAGCGAACCAGTTGCCTTGACGATTGCACCTAGACCAGTGATCTCCTTGTTGTAGGAGGTTACACCGTTCGAGCTGCGAACCATCTTATCACCAGCGACGGCAGTAACCGAAGCGGAGAAGGTGATGGTCTTGGTCGACTCAGCGATGGATACAATGCTTACCTGCGAGCCAACTACCGAACCGGAGCGGATAAACGAGACAGTCATGTCAACGTCAGCCCAAGTTACAGAGTCGAAAACAATCGAGGTACCAGTTGCAGTGGTAGCAACAGTAGCGATAGTTCCAGTACCGTCACCGTAAATCTGGCGGTTGAAGTCACGAGCAAGGTCCTTCTTCAGACCCTTGATTTCGTTGTCAACCACGTTGATGAACGAGTTGTAGTTGTCAGCAGCCTGCTCAAACAGCTGACCGTCAACCTCGATAGCACCGTAAAGGTTCTTGAGGTAGAGGCTAGCCTGCTTGTACTTCTGAGCGCCTGCCGAAGGGAGGGTTTCGCGGATGTCACGCGCACCGATACCTACGTTGCGACCAACGTGGGTGTCGAAGCGAGCTTCCTTACCGTTCTGGGTAAGGTTTGCAGCACTGGACTGAATGTAGTCCAACGCCGGGGTCTTGTCTCGGAGCTGCTCGTGAATGTCGCCATAGACGAGCTTCAGAGCCTCCGAGGCAAAAGTCAGAATGCCCTGACCTGCCATTTTTCACTCTCCTAAAGTGATTGGAAGTTTGTTTGTTTTCTCGCCCTATGTCCCTGACCTAAACGGCTGTAACGCAGACTCTATTCACACCTTAGCATACAAAAAGAAAATCGCCCCAACTTTTCAGTCAGGGCGGTTTCCTCTTGGTTTAGCGATTCGCGTTGTACTCCGCAAACATCTTGGCAAGCATTTCCTTCTTACCAGCGTCAGTCTTTGGGACACTCAAATCTTGCGCCGGAATGCCAGCGCCACCGCTGGCACCCACCACAGTTGGAGCATTGGCTGATCCGCCCACCGGAGCGAAGTTACCAACCATCTGCTGTAGTTGCTTTGCAGCTTCTGCAACAGAAATCGCTTTACCTGCATTGAGCGAGGCGTTCATCAGGTTGTAGATAGCAACCTCGTGTGCCTCAGTGAGAGTGTACTGGCTCTTGAGCGTAGCCATGTCACGGTCGAGTTCGACAGCAGCCTCAGCGGTAGCCTTCTCCAGTTCAATTGCCTGGAAACGCTCCTCCTGCTGAGTCTTGAAACTCTTCAGTTCATCAAGTTCCTTGCGAAGTTCAGATGGAATTTCTCCCTCTGATTCGTTGGAAACAATCTCCTCAGCCATCTTCTGAGCATCTGCCTCAAGCATTCCCTGCTCAGTCAGGTAGTCCTTTAGCGAGTTGAAAACCTCGAGTGGGTTCTGCTCAATAGCGTTAGCGAGGTTTAGTCCGCCGTTGATTACGTCAGGCGAAATGCCCTGGTCAACGAAGTTCTTGAAAGACGAATACTTCTCCAGCTGCTGCTGGAAGTAACGGTCTTGCTCCTGAAGGTGTGGAGTAATCTTCGAGTGCCAAGCCTCTGGAATCTCCTGAAGCAACTTCTCGTAGGCTGGGTGAACCTTAGCCTCTTCGACTACTGGCGTTTCTACTACGGGCGCATCTGGCTGCGTCTGCGTCTCTTGTTCAGACATTATTTTCCTTTACTGTCCTGGTGGTGGGGTTGGTCCACCAGGGATTCCTGGTGCTGGAGGTTGTGCGCCCTGGTCTGGTGCGCCCTGACTCAGCATCATCTGCTGAGCAAGTTTAGCCTGAAGCGCGGTTTCGTGCATAGATACGTGCTTCTGGAACTCTGCCTTGACTGCATCCGACAGGTTATCGAATGCCTGCGACTTGCGGAAACGGTTATGAACTTCGATGTGAACTGCGTGGTTATCGTACTCGTGAACTGGTACGACTGGAGGAATAGCAAGTCCAATAGGCTGACCATTTGCGTCAACCTGTCCAGGCATAGTCTTGTCGAGTTGACCAGCAGCTGCGCCCTGCTCCCACTGAGTCTGGTGCATCTGAATCTGCATTGGATCCATACGCTTCATCATCAGGTTCTCACGTGAAGCCTGGTTCTCATCCATCTTGATGATGTTGTAGTACTTCTTTAGCATGCCCATGTCGAGGATGCTCAAGCCGTCCTGTGGGCTAATGAAGCCCATCTTCATCCAGTCAGTAATCAGAGCCTGACGCGCCGACTTACTTGTAGGTAGAGCAGAACCAGACTCAACGCGAATATCAGTGCCGGAAGCAATATCAGCACCCGAAACAACCAACGCATCGAACGAACCATCATCACCTGTGATCTTGATAATACGAGGCTGGTCAACATACTGGACGAACAGACTCAAGGACTGACGGGCAACCTTCTCAACAGCAGCCTCAATAGAAGAGAATACGGTAGTGAGGTAGGCATCATCACGCTCTTGCAGGTAGTTGATTGCAGTAGCTGCGGTAACGCCACCCGATTCACCACGCGAAACCTGGTGCTGACCAGAGAGGTCTTCAAAGTCTGACTGAAGTTGCTGAACTTCATTGATTACATAGTTTGGGAGCGGCTGGATTGGCACTGGCTGAGGCATTGAGAAGCCCGGACGTACTGGAATCCAGACGCCAGCCTTAGCAGTAATCTTGCGTGGCTCTACAGAACCCTCGACGTACATCATCTGAGGCTTAGCCATCATGTTTTTCGCCTGAATAATCTGCGAACGCAGGCGATTGTATTCACGCTGGATAGGAATCAGGCTCTTGATGACGCTTCGACGGTAGAACTTTCCAGTCGCAATGCCGTAACTGTGAGCAAAAGGGTACTTGCCGTGAGCATAAGGAATACCCTGCTCAGCCAACTGAACGATTTCAGTGTCAACAATGGTGACAAGTCCACCGTTTGGCAGGAATGGGCAACCGTTTGGCTTAGCCCACATCTCGATTACGAGAACTGCGTCCGGCTGGGAGGCAGTCTGGCTTGAGCCGTTAGTCAAAGCCGAGTTCATAATCTCACTCGACGCAATCCTGGTTGGCTCATAGCCGTCAGGAAGGACATTACCGAAAGTTGACTTCACCCACTGAGGAGTTTTGGTGTAGACGTTGAAGATAAACGGCTGAGCCTCAAGGTCTTCTTCCTGAAGGTCAGGGACGAAGAGGTGGAACGGGGTAACCACTTCATGCTTCACATTTCCGCGTGAAGGCATCATCGAGTTCTGCGATGCCACCTTAGCGTTTGGATCCCAGAAAGTTTTGATGAATGCGTTTCCGCAAGTTGCACGCCAAAAGTCAGACTTCTGCATGATGTCAGTCTGGAAGTTTGACTCGTCATACATTGACTGCCAAATCTGCTCAGCAGCCTGAGCTGCCATTAGGTCATCATCATCGTTAGATGCTGGGAGAACAGTTGCGCTAGGGTGACCGGAAGTGGTCTTAGCAATCTCAGTACGGATGATTGGTTCGATACGGTTCACAGTTACACGTGGGACGCCAGTGGGGTTTGGCTCTTCAGCAAGTACCTGACCGTTTCCTAAAGTGCGCCAAGAGGAATACTGGTGACCGTTGTAGAAGGCGAGCTGGAGATACCATTCTTGCTCATCCAACTTACGGGCAGTCTTAGCTTTGCCGTACTCCTGCTGAATCCAAGCAACGAGTTTCTTAGCCTGATCCATCTTCTTGAACTGGTTCACCAGAGCGTCTGGTGCTAGATCAGGGGTAGGTGGAACTAGTGCTGGTGGTACCATGTCAGCCATTATTCATCCAAATCTTCTGCCACTTGCTTCCAACGAGCGTCCAGTTCACGCTCCTGCATCTCCAGCAATTCTAGTTCATCACCAGTCAGATAGATACCGTGATGCTCGTGACTAGATTTTACGGGGTCGTCCTGGTTTGTTACGGCTTGAATCTGCTGAAATGCTAGCGGGTCTTTTGTACTCAGAAGATTCGCCATGTGCTTCAGGGCTGAAGTCTGCTGGCTTGTCACTTTCGACATCTGCTGACTGACTTGCTCCAGCGTCTTGAATAGGTGCATTGCCATTACGGTTACCGCTGTCAGAAACAGCAAAGACAAAATCAGCAAGGCTATTACGAACTCCATTTATGAATCCTTCGGTGTAGTTTGGTACGCGGTCAAGTAGCTCGGTTAGTTCGTCAATCTCTGCGTTCTTACGCTCGATTGCTTCAATGAGCGGTTGCTTAGGCGCCCATCCGATGTTCTCGGCAATCTCACCGACACAGGTAGAGCAAGCCATAGCGTCGCCACCTCGCGGGTGTTCAAAGCCCAGCGCCCATAGGTCGCGGGGATTACCACACATGGCACAGGTTCCAGGGAACGGACCGCCATTGGGGAAGTAATTGAAGTGTCTCATCCTTCTAACTCTCTTACTGAGGAAACTCCTCGCCAGTTCGAACCCCATTCATCCTGGTCGTCATAGTCCTTTGCAGGGTGACTAACCGATCCGTAGTGGTCGGTGAACGCAGTGTGGAACTTGTCGTTCTCGCTGGTTACCGCATAACTTTCGGGGGTCAAGTCCGCCATGAATGTCATCGCGTACTTAAGTGCATCATAGCAGTGGTTATCCTTATCGCGGATATCCTCGAGTTTATTTTTCTGCTCAGCAATCTTTGGGGAAGCATGTCGCTTCCATTTCAACTTAGGCAACTCGGCAATCAAGTGAGGGCAATCATCCGTAATCATCAGGTAAGGCTTGCCAGTTTTTGGGTTGATTCCAAAGTATTGGCGGATGCGCTCTAGACCTATGCGACGGTCTGTAGGGATTGAATCGACGTAGATGTTGATGCCGTGTTTCTGGTATTCCTGCTGGATGCTGGTTCCAGTATGTTCCTTGGTCTGCTTGATAGCCGGATCTCCGGTAGTGAGATAAAGACTGGCACCTGACTCTTTGAGGATTTGCCTCGTAACATCGTTGACCACTTGCGAGTGCTGAGCCACGTTCCATTTCGTTTGGACGTGTTCGCGGAATACGACAATAGACCCGTCCTCATCGACGGCGAGCCAGAGCCAGGCTGTTGGGTTCGTGTAGCCTGAATCCATTGTTCTAATGATTCGATGGCGGCTACTGGGTTTGAACTGCCCTCTAGGAATGCAGTGAGTGACTGGGCTGAACTCTGGGAATACTGAACCACCAAGATGGATGTATTGTCCGTTCTTGCGGATGAGGCGTTCCTCCTCGCTAAGGTTCTCCATATAGCGGTCGATAGCAGCTTTACTGAGGGACGGGTTGTCCTCCATGCTTGCTTCAACGATGCCAATGTCTTTAGTTCCTTCTTGCGCGGGTAAGTAAACGTCTTCGTAAATCCACTCCATACCTTCAACTGGAGTCTGGCTCATCCACCAGTCGCCATCAGTATCGATGAGACGGGCTAGACATTCTTGCCAAATTGACTTCGGGCATTCCTCATCGAAGTGGACGAAGTGTCGGGATGAACCTGCGAACTTATCCAAGTCCTGATCCTGAGACATGAACTCTACAAAAGAGCCATTATTCAAAGTTAGGACGTGGCGTTCACGAGAGTATGAATCTTCCCAAGAACCGTTCACCAAGTATCGCTTGGGAAGCCACTGCTTCCAGAGCGGAAGAATAATCTTATCTACACCATTGAGGAAGTCCACTGCGACTACTCGACCACGGATTGGTCCTTCAGGCAGAGTGCGGAAAGGGTGAGTCTTCGTCACCCACCAGATGCCTTCAATGGTTGAACCTAGCGATTTACCGGAACGGTTACCGCCAATGTATAGGCGAGCTTTGTTCTGCATCTTGTGGAAGCGTTCCTGCTTATCGCTTGGCTTGTATGAATACAAGTTTGGCTGAGCAGCGGCATCCTGAAGACCTTCTCCAAGTTGGAGAAGTAGGTCGGTAAGGTCAGGTTCTTTAGGCATGGCGGATTAGCGTAGTTAGTTCGTCCAAGGTAATACGAGCGATAACACCACGAGGAGTAGAGCTGAGACGAGTCCTAAGCCATACCAGGTCAGAAACGTCAGCATACGCCCACCATTGCCCAGATCGGGGATAACCCACTCCTCCTCGCTGGGTGACGAGGAATCCAAGTTTTGCATGTGCATTGTCGCGCTCCGTTTCTGCTTCATCAAACCAGGAGAGAACCTGATTGTGTGAAGCCTTCTTGGCGGACTCTCCGCCTTTTACTTCGAAAACAACCAAGCCAAATGATTCACGAAGCCAGACGTCACCCTCATCGGCTGAGCCTTTGAGGACGTTGCGGTGTGCTTCTAGTGGGTCGTAGCCCTTTGATAGAAGGTGGTTGCGTACTGCGGTTTCGGCACGAGTGCCTATGTTCTTTGCTTTACTCAAGATTCGTCTCCTTGCATTACAATGATACTATGGCGACTCCGCAGGAAGTGAATGACTTTCACCTGAACTCCGATAAGGACTCAAGTGTATTTGCCCTGCACCATACTCTAGGCGCTGGTCCAACGCAGGCGGCAGCTGGTAACCACACCCACAATGGAAAAGATTCAGCCCAGTTGGATTTCAATATGCTTCTGAATGGGTGGATCAATATGGACGGCGGAAAGCCTGACACTGTTTACGGCGGCATGACGGCTATCGATTGCGGAGGAATCTAAGTTGGCTATTCATCTTCAACTTCGACGTGGCACTGCCGCTGAATGGGCTAGCGCCAACCCCACCCTAATGCAGGGTGAGATGGGTGTTGAAAGTGATACCCTCAAGGTCAAGATTGGCAATGGTACTAGCAACTGGGCTTCGCTTTCCTACTTCACTCAGGGTGCCGCTGGCTTGTCTGCTTACCAGGTTGCTGTTGCTAATGGCTATACCGGAACTGCTACTGCTTGGCTTACCTCGCTGATTGGTCCCACTGGACCCGCCAACTCACTTGCTGTAGGTACGGTAACTACTGGTGCCGCTGGCTCTAGCGCAGCTGCCAACATTACTGGAACTGCACCTTCCCAGGTTTTATCGCTTACTATCCCTAAAGGCGATACTGGCGCTACTGGTCCCGCTGGTCCAGCAAACTCACTTGCTGTAGGTACTGTAACTACTGGAGCTGCTGGTTCAAATGTTGCGGCAACAATTACCGGCACCTCGCCTTCTCAGACGCTAAACCTGACCATTCCCCGTGGCGACACTGGTGCTACTGGTGCTACTGGTCCACAGGGTCCTATAGGTCTTACTGGACCATCCAACGTCCTAAGCGTAGGTACTGTAACTACTGGCACTGCTGGATCAGCGGCAGCGGCAACTATTACCGGGACTTCACCTGCCCAGACTTTGAACCTAACTATTCCGAAGGGTGATACAGGAGCTACTGGTGCTACTGGAGCCACTGGTCCACAAGGTCCACAAGGTATTCAGGGTTTGACTGGTGCTACTGGACCAACTGGAGCAACTGGCGCTACTGGACCAACTGGTGCCACTGGACCTGCTGGACCTGCCAATACGCTTACTGTCGGCACTGTTGCTTCGGGAGCTGCACCTGCCGTAACCATTTCAGGTACATCGCCAAATCAGACAATTGATTTTGTATTCCAAAAAGGTGACACTGGGGCAACGGGTGCTACTGGAGCCACTGGTGCCACTGGAGCAACTGGTGCTACTGGACCGCAAGGACCACAAGGTATTCAAGGTGCAACGGGCGCTACTGGAGCAACTGGTGCTACTGGCGCTGGCGTACAGGTTGGTGGAACTACTAACCAGATCCTTGCTAAGGCTTCTAACACAGACTTTGATACTCAGTGGGTGAATGCGCCAAACTCGCCTAATGGTATCCCCACTGGCGGTACTGCTGGTCAAATCTTGTCGAAGGTTGATGCAACAAATTACAATGCAACTTGGATTGATAACTACTCAACCTCGGTAAGCCACTTAGTCAAAGCCTCTGTTGCAATCAATAAGGGGCAACCTGTTTATGTAAGTTCTGCTGACGGAACAAACATGATTGTTTCACTAGCTGGAAATGCTTCTGAATCGACATCAAGTAAAACTATGGGTCTCCTTGATGCCACTGTTGCTATCAATGGCATGGCTAACGTAGTTACTGAAGGATTACTTGCTGGGCTGAATACCTCTACTGCTACTGCTGGTGATCCAGTTTGGCTAGGCGCATCTGGAACCTTGCTGTACGGTCTTGCTAATAAGCCAGTAGCACCATTACACATGGTTTTCATCGGTATTGTTACGCGTGTTAGCGCCACTAATGGTGAAATCTTTATTCGACCTCAAAATGGTTTTGAACTTGAAGAACTTCACAATGTGCTAATTACTTCTGCTACTAATGGCGATCTAATCAAGTTCGATAGTGCCACTGGTCTTTGGAAGAACACTCCACAATCAACACTAACTGTTGCTGAGTCTCAGGTCACTGGTCTTGTAGCCGACCTAGCCCTAAAGGCACCTACTGCTTCACCTACTTTTACTGGTACCGTCACCACTCCATTGACTACTGCTGGCTTTGTAAAAACTTCAGCAGGTGGAGTCCTGTCTTCGGTTGCCGCTATTGCTGAGTCCGATGTCACCAACCTGGTTAGCGACTTGGCGGCTAAAGCACCTACCGCTTCACCTACTTTTACTGGAACTGTTACTACTCCACTAACTACTGCTGGCTTCGTAAAGACCTCGGCAGGTGGTATCCTATCCTCAGTCGCCGCTATCGCGGAGTCTGATGTAACAAACCTTGTTAGCGACCTGGCTGGTAAGGCACCAACTTCTCACACTCATACACTTTCGCAAATCACGGACTATGTAGCACCATTGAATCCGTTCATGCTAATGGGAGCATAAATGCCAACTGTATATAAAGTCCTAGGTCAATCCAACCCGGCTGCGACTACTAATACTGATCTCTATACGGTTCCAGCATCAACCTCGACCGTGGTCAGTACTATCGTAGTTGCAAACCTAGCATCGACTGATGCCACTTTCCGTATAGCTGTTCGACCAGCAGGTGCTGCTATTGCTAACCAGCACTATATTGCATACAACGTGACTGTGGGTGCATCTGATAGCACTACAGTAACTATTGGTGCAACACTGGCTACTACCGATAAGGTTACCGTCTACGCATCAACTGCTACTTTGGCGTTCAATATGTTTGGTTCGGAGATTAGCTAATGGCAAATACCTCGATAACTAGGTCGAGGATTCGAGCTGGTATCAATAAATACGACAGTATGCTCGTCGGCAATGCCAAGTTTGTTGACACTGTAGATGTTTCTGGCGGATTGCTTTCATCTGACTCTACATACTATTACCGCAGATTTATATCAAGTGGATCATTGGTAATTAGCAATGGTGCTATTCCTATTGAAACCCTAGTTATCGGTGGCGGTGGCGGTGGTCAGTCATTCAACTCCGGAGTAGCTTGGGGAAAGGGTGGCGCTGGAGGATTTACTGCTGTATCTAGCGCGCAAACTTTTGCCGCTGGAACTTATACCGTAACCATTGGGTCGGGTGGTGCTGGCGGAACTGGAAATGGTGGAGCAGTTGGAACCGCTGGTGTTGCGTCAAGCATTGTTGGCGGTTCGATTTCTATTACGTCAAATGGCGGTCAGGGTGGTAATACCACGAGTTCCCCTAACTATTCGGAATACGGTGCTGGAAATACGTATTCAAATACTTCTGGCTTTGGCGGTATCGGTATAACAAGCGGTTGGGGTATTCCAACTACTAAGTTTGCTGGTGGCGGCTCGAATGGTAACCCAAACTTTGGCGCTCGTCCGGGAGATGATGGATCTTTCTACGGTGGGGGTCTAAGCCGATCTACCGCTATTCAAAACCTGCCTACTGCTAATACGGGTGGCGCTGGTCAGGGTGGTGGAAATACTGCCGATGGTATGCCAAGTTATTCTGGTCAAACAGGCGGCTCCGGCATCGTCATTGTGCGTTACCTCAAGAGCGCAGTGCTACCAACTCAGACTGACTTTGAACTAATCGGCACTATCACCCTCAGCGCAGCGCAGTCGTCGGTGACCTTCACTGGTTTGCCTACCGACTACAAGCACTTGCAGTTGCGGGTAGTGACCAAGTCAACCGCTGCTGGATCTGAAGATAACTTCAAGATGCAGTTCAACGGTGATACTGGAAATAACTACATTACCCATAACCTATACGGAACTGGAGCAGCTACAAACTCCAATTGGCCCGGTGGAGCGCAAAACTACACCCAGCCAGGATCGGTTCTTGGCGCTTCTGCTGGCGCAAGCGTCTTTGGTGTTCATGTAATTGACATACTTGATGCCTTTAGCTCAACAAAGAATAAGACGGTACGAACCAGTGCTGGCTTTACCGATGCGGCAATTTCTAGACTTTACCTAACTTCAGGCTTATGGATGTCCACAGCAGTACTATCTTCAATAGCCTTTTCTACTAATGGAAATATTGCGGCTAATAGCCGTTTCAGTTTGTATGGGGTGCGTGGCTGATGGCTAATGCGATGGTTTCAATCGGTAAAATTACTCTCACTTCGGCACAGTCGAGTATCACGTTTGCTAATCTGCCACAGAACTTCAGAGATCTGCGCTTGGTCTGTTTTTTCAACAATATTGCCGCAGGTATTGAAACTATCTACTTCAATAATGACACTATTTGGGCAAACTATAGTCGTGTGGCGATGTATGGTGACGGAACTACCGGACAGCCAAGTAGCGGCTCCGATCCAAGAATAATGGAGTCTAGCGGCTATGCAGTGCTAACCATTGATTTGCTTGACTACAGTGTTACCGATAAGCACAAGTCTGGTTTAGCTAGAGGTAATTCTGCAAGTTTTCAGGTTCGTAGCACAGGGTTCAGATGGTTCAATACTTCTGCTATAAACAGTATTCAGTTACTTGATAGCTTTACTGTCGGCTCAACCTTTGAACTTTTTGGAGTAAGCGCATGACCTATGGAACTTTGATTCAAACCGTTACCGTGGGAGCTGGTGGTGCTTCTAGCATTGACCTAACTAGTATCCCGCAAACCTTCACTGATATCCTCATCGTCTATTCTTTGCGCGATAATCTATCTGGCATTAGTAATGATGCAACGCTTACGGTAAATGGTTCTTTGATTACTTTTAGGCAACTTTATGGCACCGGAGTAAATGTCGGATCAAATAACCCAGCACAGATAGCGCGACCTATTGTTAGCGCCACGGGTCCGGCTAATACTTTTGGGAATACTCAGGTTTACATTTCAAACTATTCCAGCACTACGCAAAACAAACCAATCGCGGTTGATTCGGTATGTGAAAATAATGCGTCTGAGTCCTATCAAGTTCTTGGTGCTGGATTACTTTCGAGTACTTCAGCAGTTACTTCGGTATCGCTAGATAATGGTACTTATACCTTCTCGCAAGGCTCAACCGCATCTTTGTATGGCATCAACCCAATTCCAGCCGCAACCCAAGGCACTACGCCTACCGTTGACTACCTAGTTGTCGCTGGCGGTGGAGGGGGAGGAGGAAATGAAGGCTCTGGTGGAGGAGCTGGCGGTTATCGCACAAGCATCACTGGAGAAATGTCTGGAGGTGGAGTAGCTGCATCAAGTTCACTGGCGGTTACCTCTGGAACTGCGCTGACCGTTACCGTAGGAGCTGGAGGAACTGGCGGTGGGGCTGGAGCAAATGGAACTGCTGGATCGGATTCAGTCTTTTCAACCATAACCTCAACTGGTGGAGGCCGCGGTGTATATAACACTAGTGGTGGTGCTGGTGGATCCGGTGGTGGAGCTTCTTACAACTGGGCAGTGGGTTCTGGAACCACTGGTCAAGGTTACGCTGGTGGACTTTCTATCACTCCAAACTGGTTTGGTGGTGGAGGCGGTGGAGCTGGTGGAGTTGGTAGCAGCTCTGGCTCGACTGGCGGAAACGGTGGAGCCGGGGTTACTTCTACGATAAATGGATTCAGCCAGACACGCGCCGGAGGTGGCGGAGGTGGATCCAACACTGGAGGAGCCGTTGGAACTGGTGGTTCTGGTGGTGCCGGTAATGGTGGTGGAGTGAGCGCACTTGCTAATACTGGATCTGGCGGAGGTGGCGGATACTGGAATGGCTCATCTGGAACGTCGGGTGGCGCGGGCGGTTCAGGCATCGTCATCATCCGTTACCCAGTAACCTACAACCCTCCTAGTGCTACTACTGGCAACCCGGCTGTAAACTATATAAATGGATACCGAGTTTACACTTGGTACAACTCTGGATCTATCACCTTCTAAGGAGAAGCATGACTGAGCGACCAACCAAGCTGGTGCATAACTTTGATACTGGCATTACTGAGGTCATTGAGTTGACCGACGAAGAAATTGCCGACCTAGAAATAGCTCGCCTACAAGCCGAGGAAGAGCGCGCCGCTCAGCAGGCTATTGCTGACGCTGCTGCTGAAGCCAAGGCTAGCGCCGAGGCTAAACTTGCAAAGCTGGGCTTGACCCCTGAAGAGATTGCGGCATTGAAAGCATGAGCCACTTCGCAGAACTAGACAACAATAACGTCGTTACCCGTGTCCTGGTAGGTGACAACAACGACCCACGAGGCGATGAAGGTCACCAGTGGTTTGTCGATAACCTTGGCGGTCGCTGGGTGCAAACCTCATATAGTGGCAGTTTCCGCAAAAACTACGCTGGCATTGGTTATACCTATGACGAGACTCGAGATGCCTTCATTCCCCCTAAGCCGTATCCCAGTTGGGATTTGAATGAGGATACTTGCCAGTGGCAAGCACCAGAGCCATACCCTGCTGACGGTATTTATACCTGGAATGAAGATGCTCTTTCCTGGGAGTTGGTTGAACTTCCAGCAAACTAACCTGTAGGCTAAAACTGCAAGCCTAACTGAGGGGAAAAATGCTAGAAGGATTGTCGCCTGTCGTTACAGAACGCCTGTGCCTAGTTGGAAGCAAAGCTGCCGAACTAGATGCAAGCGACATTGCAATATTGAATGACGCACTAGATGACACGCGTTGGTCAAACACTGCACTAAGCCTCGCTCTACATGAGCGGGGCTTTACCGTTAGCCGGACACTAATCGGCGAACACCGAGCAAAGAAGTGCCGATGCTTCAGGATCTAAAGACTCCATCCCCAGAGTGGGATACCGTCCGTCAATCCACACCAGTAATCATCAAGCCACCAAGAGCAGCAAAGAAACCAGACACTGCACATAAGGTAAATGTTATTTTGCCTGACCCGCAGATTGGTTATCGCAACCTTGAAGGCGTACTGGATCCATTCCATGATGAGCGAGCAATGAGTGTCGCTCTACAAATCACCGACTACCTATATAAGACTGACCGTGTAGATACCGTCATAAACCTTGGCGACTTCCTAGATTTGCCTAGCCAAGGTAAGTATGAGCAGGAACCAGCCTTCGCTGGCACTACACAGTTAGCAATCAACCGTGGACACAAGTTCCTTCAAGAGCAACGAGCAGCAGCTGGTGAACAGGCTGAGATTGTTTTGATTGAAGGAAACCACGACCGCCGAATGGAGAAGTTCATTCTCATCAACTCGGCAGCAGCCTGGGGCTTGAAGCGAGCCAACATGGACATGCTCCCCGTAATGAGTATTCCCTATCTACTTAGATTGGATGAAATAGGTGTCAACTACATTGATGCTTACCCTGCTGGTGCTTACTGGCTCAACCGCAACCTTCGCGCTATTCATGGTTATAAAGTTAGGTCGGGAGGTTCGACAGCTGCGGCGTACACTAACGATACTCCGCACATCTCTACCGTATTCGGGCATATCCATCGTCAAGAGGTCCAGTCAAAGACAGTTTTCGACCGTGACGGATCCATTAGATCGTCAGCAATTTCTCCTGGATGTCTTTGCCGAGTAGATGGCGCTGTACCTAGCGTCAATGGTTCAACCAAGATTGATGGTAGCCCAGCAAAGTTTTGGGAAAACTGGCAACAGGGAATTGCTGTAATCACCACTGAAGGTGACGAGTTTTACACAGAATTGGTGCAAATCAATGACGGTATTGCTTGGTTCCGTGGAGTGAAATTTACTGCTTAGCGCCTTTTAGTAGATTACATCTAGCATGTGATGGCTTTACATTATCTAAATCATTTCTACCGCCTTTTGAGATTGGTATCACATGATCTAGATGCAGAGCCATTTCCCATCCAGCCTTGCCGACTGATCTTGGCGCAGAAAAATCTATTTCAATAGAGCAGATGTGGCATAAAGTACCATAACGATTGATTACATCTACTTCCGTATAAAAGCTACCGGGAATGTTTCTTCTGCGAAGTTTTAGCCTACGGTTTTGGTCTCTAAGTTTGTCTGGATTTTTGGCTCTCCAAGTTCTAGTTTTTAGTCTTTCAACTTCTAAATCTAGGGTAGCTAGTCGCTTCTTTTTGCGTGCGTCTGCATGTTTTTGTTTGTTTTCAGCGTGCCACTTTTTACTAGATATCTTATTTCTTTCAGAATGTAATGCTGAATATGCTTTTCTACATTCTTTACACTGAGAATGTAGTCCATCTTTATTGGATTTATTCTTTCCAAATAAACTTGAGTCTTTTTCGGATTTACAGCAATTGCAAATTTTAGTTTGCATTTAGACGCCTAGATTCAAACTCGATAATTTCAGTAGTTGTAGCTTTTGTTTTTGGATCATGCGGAAGACATTTCATATCAATAGGAACAAATGGCTCGGTATGATTTGGACGCTCACCATAATATGGATCATTTATAGCATGCCAAGTATTATGGCAATGATCACAAATGCGGTGCAAATTCACCCCTAATAGGTTATTCATTGTATTTTTGTCTGGTCCATGATGCCTATCTGACGCGGGTCGCCCAATGCAACCAACAATAGGCTTTACACCGCCGCCAGCATACTTTAGCCCAGCCCACTCGCATACTAAGCCTGCCGATATGGGCGCAATCTGAGCTGCACGTTTGCGTCCGGTGGATACTGGGTCTTTGTACTCGCTGATGTCTTTCTGCGCTTCGTAGCCGTCAGCAATGTAGCCAGTGTCAGTATCGCCCAACTCTTCAACCATGTCGGCGCTACGCTGCTTTATTTCGCCAGTAGCAGTGAAGATTACCTCACCACCGCAAGCGCAGTTCTGCGGATCATCGTCACCCCAGTAGGCTAGGCATTCATCGTGGACGGCAGCCCTGCAAAACATGCAGGGGTCAGTTGGTTCGCAACTCACTTATTCCACCAATCTCCCTTTTCCTCAACGATTTCGATGAGTTCTTCAATGGTTGTCGTGTTGTTGTTGGCGTCAATCTTTAGCAAGTCAATGCCAGTGAACATCTTGAAGCCAGCACTCTGAGTTTCTTGAGCGGTAGTGCGGTTCTTGATTTCACGACCGAGCTGGTTCTGAGTGATAGGGCGCTCGCCGTTCTCTTCACACCATTCGCGGTATGCCTGGAACAGTGTAGCCTTACCCACTGAGGCTCGGTCAGCGATGATGGTCTTCTCATCCAAGAACTTAGCAATGTGATCTTCTTCATGACGGTAAGTCTGAGTCGAAAGTTTGATGCTCTCAGGTTCACTCATACCACGGTCAGTGATTCGAACAGCACCATCAATCATCCACTGCAAAATGCCTGGTCCTTCAGCCTCGACCATAGTAGCTGCAAAGTTTTCTTTGCGACGCTCAACAGGGATGGTCTTGCGGAAGTCAATCTTACGCAGACGACGCCAGAAGCCATCGCCACCAGACTTTACTTCAGGTAGGTGGTTCACAGCCATGAACAGGGTGTGAGTTGGCTTGAAGTCGAAGAAGTCCTTGTTCATAAAGCGGGCAGAGAGAACATCACCACCAGTTAGGGTTTTTACGCGTGATTCATTGAACTTGCCGTCAGGGCGGGTTTCGGAAGCCATAGCGAAACGGACACCGCGGAGTCGTGCAATGTCAGTAGGGTGGGCTGAACCTTTAGTGTCGATGAGGAAGTCTTCTGGCATAGTAGCCGAATACTCTCCCAAGATATCGCGCACGACGTCGAGGATTGTAGATTTACCATTAGCTCCTGTACCAACGAACACTGGCAGCACATGGTAGCGAGAGTCTCCAAAGAGAGCAGCTCCAAGCAGCTCTTGGATGTAGTTGATTCGGTCTTCATCTTCAATAACGTCCTTTAGGAAGCTGTTCCAAAGTGGGGTAGAGGTTCTTGCAGGCGCAACACTTGTTGCGCGGGTATTGAAATCGACATTCTTGATTGCCGGACGCAGTTCACCAGTGCGCAGATTCACAATGCCAGCAGGAGTACAAAGGTCATTAGGGTTACTATCAATGTCAATCGACTTCAACTGCAACTGTGGGTCAGTCTCGGCAATGGTCAGCATCGCTCGGATGCGGTCAGCATTGGTTGAAGCCTCGAGCCACTTCTGATCCGCTGAGTCGCCAATGAAGTTAGCAGACTCGATGCAGGTATCAATATGGTCCTGCCAAGTTTCCTTACCCTCATCAGGGACATAGCGGAAACCATTCCAGCGATACCAGCCAAGCCCAGTAATGTGCTTGTACTTGTCCTTGGTAAAGGCAATGAACCTAAAGGTATTCATTGAATCAGTGCGACCAAACTTACCAAAACTGCCCTGTAAAGCTGCGGCCAAATCCCCATCCTGAAGGGTTCCCTCTAATGCCCTGGTTACCTCGGTAGAAGTCTGACCTAACTCAAAAAGGTTGCCGTGTACATGGGCGCGAAGTTCCTCAGCCAACTTGGCGTCATTCATTGCCTCTACCTTGGCAATAGCCCAACGGTTTGCACCATTGATTTCACCAGGGTTCATTTCACGGGCTGGAGCCAGCGTTAGAAAATGCTGAAACTGAGTGACTACGGAAGTAATACAGGTATCGGCAGTTGTTTTAGTAATGCACCCATTGCGGTGAGCTGCATTGATTCGGATAAGTTGCTGTAGCAGCCAGCCGTGACGGCTCTTAGGGGGTTGCTGGGGCTGTAGTGAGGCAAATAGATGTCCAGTCCAGGCGCAGTCATCCTCGGCGTATTTCCAGTCGGATTCACTTAGGATTGCCTCAAAGCCAGTGGGCATCGTGTTGACGGATACAAAGCTGTGAGCGATAAGGACATCATCAATCTCAAAGAGGCTGAGTGGACGCCAGTTGTCAGAGAACTCGGCAGTGACTAGAAGCGGAGACTCTTCCTGTTTGCGATTGAATGATCCCGGCGCCCGGAAGATACGAGGAAGGTCGAAAACGGAATCCAGTTCACCGCCTTGAGATTGCGCGACCCACCGAACAAAACCACCCCAGCGTTGTAGTACGCCTGCCGCCATTTCCTGAGTGAAGTCCTCTTCAGGATCAATCGCCCAATAAGGTTGTAAACCATGTCCGGAGGCGATGACAGCGGTAGGTGCCACACCGATGAGGTCACTAACCAACTCCACCAGTTGATGCGCGTTATCTGAAGATTGAACGCCAGTGTCTTTGAAGTCAATGTCAATCCAGAGCGCCGAGAGACGTGTAATGTCGTCAGCTTTGGCGCGTGAATCTGTGCCAGACGGATTGATTTCATACCAGATGTTCACATCCAAATCGTTCAAAGTCTCAACTACCAGGTCAGCATAAGCGACAGTAGTTCTTTTAGTTCGGAAACCTTGCGAGGCGCTCTGATAGCAAATGGTTACTTTGTCATCAGCGGTTCGACCGAGGCGCTCAAGCAGTTCCTGAAAAGGTTTGGTTACCAATTGAAATCCTTTCGGGAATAAAAAGGGACGCAGGCAACAGGAGAAGGGGGAGCTGCCTGCGTCCCTAGTCTCTAAACCTAGAAGGTCAAGACGCCAGCAACATCAGCGACAGTGACTCCGAGAGCCTCGGCAATCTCCTCGTGATTGAAGCCAGCAGCATCCAACTTGTTAGCCTTAGCGACCTGTGCATCACTCAGTTTACCAGAAGCAACAGGGGTTGCACCCACTTCGAGCAGTGCATCTACAGCAGGATTCGACTTGCCCTTAGCCAGGGTAATCTCATACAACTTGACAGGGTTGAAGCCCTTAGTCTTCGCTGGCTTCTCACCCGAGAACTTGATGGTGAAGATTGAGCCAAGCTCAAACTTAGCCATGCCGGACTCCTTCAGAGCCTGCTTAGCGGCAGTCAACTTCTGACCGAACAGGTAGACACGGCGCTCGCCGTTGTCGTCCTCGAGTTCAGGGTCACGCAGCTCAGTATCCAGGGTTACCTGAATCTGAAGCTGAGGCTTACCGTCGTCCCAGAACTTAGGGTCTCCGGTTGCGAAGTCACGAACCTGCACAGTCTGAAGGTCAGTGATGATGCCAGTGTAGGAAGTTCCTACCTTGACGTCCTTGAAGGACAGCGATGGAACCGAAACGCTTGCAAGCAAGTCGTTAGGATCCGGGAGGTTGATCTCTACCATTATTTTTCCTTTGTTTAGTGTGTAACTGTTTTATTGTTTTTGTTAGATCAGCGACGAAATGTCGCCGTCCTCTTCCTGCTCAAACTTTTTACAGTCCCAGCAGAAATCGGCTTTAGGTTGTTTCGCTATGACAGTATCCCAGTCTGTAACCTCGGCGGCATCAATCAATACCTTTAGCGAAGCAAGTGCCGTCATCGCCACCTGCTTGTCATAGCGGAACATTACGACCTGGGCTTCTTCAAGCCTTTGGTCTCGTGGAAGAAAAGTAAGACAGACGTGAGTGGGAGTGTAACCTTTATTCTCCCAGCCCAAGCCATACAGCATCGCTTGAATGCGATACTGCTGCTTTACCTTACCTTTGGCAGCATCTTTGATGCCTTGCTCTCCCACGACTTTCCAGTCGTTGACAACGATTTTGTCGCTATCAACGTGGACGGCAGCCATGTCGCAGCTACCGCCTAAAACTAAATCTTTGTATTCCCAAACCTGGAGACGATTCTCCAAGTGGTAGTCGTTCTCCCAACGGGCAAAACCCTCTTCAAGTGAAGCGTGAACGGCAGTGCCAATGAACGGATACCAGGAACCTTCAGGTTTCTTAGGCTTCAATGCCAACTTGCGGGCAACACAGCGACGGCAATCAGATCCAACCTCGCTGATGCCTATCTGGCGTTGGAAACTGCGCTCAGTTAGAAAGAGTTCTGGGATTCGGCGCATCCAACGCTCAGCAGTTTCATAAGCTGCGTGGTCGGTAGCCGTGTAATCAGGTCGGTCAACGCCGATAATCTTGATTGGCATTAGTCTCTTTCGGTTAGGTATTTACTCTAGCACTGACGTGAGAGTGAAACTAGCAATGGCATGTTTTCCATTAGATGTTTCGTTGATGACATAGTTCACGCCATCGCCGTTTGGGTTCCAACGGAAAGCTAGGTTGCGCTGAACTAATCCCTTATTGATAAGGATGTTCTGAATCTTAGGGAATACGTCCTCGAGTCGGTTAGGTGCAACGGTTACTGCTGGTAGGTTGCGCTCGTAGGCGATGTGGATGAACTTGATTTTGGTTGGCATTAGAAACTCTTCATTCTGTAATTAGCACCATAAATACCCAGGTGCTTAGTGATCCAACGCCAGAACGCATCATTGTCCGGTGCTGGCTGGTTGTTGAAGTGATGAGCCAGCGACTCATACTTCTTTGGCGAGAAATCCTGCTCCCCTTCAGACTTTTTTATCTGACGATAGATGCGCTTGTAATGCTTCTGACACATCCCGTGATAGTTAGCCTGCCCACCACAATCCTCAATGCGACAAGACCCTGCATGAAGCCCCATTAGAGTACTCCCTCAAGCAGGATGGACAGGGCAAGCATTGCCTGCTGAGGAACAACGCCATTACCACAGGCTTTGAGTTCCTGGTTGCGCTTTAGTCCGCAGTCAGTGATCCAGCCCTCTGGCAAGCCCATCATCCATTCAGTAAATGAAGACGATAGACGATGCGCTCCGTCCCGACCATCAGGCTTAGTTGGTGCAGGTGCAGGACGACCTAGAACAGCCTCCCAGCGCCTGATAGCAGGCTCAAACTTACCCCAGTTGGTAATCATTACCTGGTCTTCAATACGAGCCTTTGGTGCGCCAGCCTCAACCTCCGCAGCTGAGTGTCCGTTAGCCATTGAGGTGCGTGGAGTGCCTAGCAATACCTCGCCACTGTGCAGTACAGCGCGTTCAATTGAGTCAGTTTGTAGCACTCCATTGCGATAATGAGGCTGAGTGTCACCCTTCCAATCGCGAGACATCGGAGTGGGAAGCAAGTCCTTGACCAACTTGCCATCAACCATTGAAAAGGTTTCCCCCTCTTCCCAATCGACGCCAATAGCCTCAGTGAGGTGATTGAGGTTGATGCCACGGTTTTTGCCATTGGCAAGGTTCTCAATGGCTATGGATCGAAGCACAGTGCCATCTCGCTGGTCGGTAGCGGTTGGGGTGGGAAGTAACCGGACGGCTACACCGAGTGAGACACCAGGCATACCCTTGTATTCGCCGTTCTCGAACTTATCGCGACGGGCTAGGTATTCCTCAACTGGCTCATCATGGTTGCGTAGATGGGCAACCGATGGCGTCGGGAGCAGACTCTTGGTGATGCTCTCAGAAACCTTCAAACCATTCTCGAAAGCAATCTCAGCCGCCTGGTCGGCTACCTTGACCATACGTCCGCGTTCACGAGCCTGTTGCTCGCTGATAGCACCGCCAGTCGAGTCAGTGACGCTGGGGGTACGCAACAATAAAGACTCGGAATCGGTTGTGGGGAGCGCCAGCGTCAGCTGCTTTGAGACCAATCCACTTCGCATCATACCCGAGGTCTGCCAAGTCTCCGAGAACGGCTCCCATGGCTCTGATAGGAGGCTTTCCGGCAAGTATTGCCAAATCTTCTTCTCCGTATTCCATTCCATTATTTGCTTTGGCACTTAGTAAACCCCTTACGTTTTCGATTACTACTAGTTTTGGTTTGATTTCTTCGATTGCACGAGCAAACTCGCTCCACAATCCTGATCTAGTTCCGTCAGTCAGCCCTGCACGTTTTCCAGCCAGCGACAAGTCCTGACAGGGAAAGCCACCAGTAAGGATGTCTACAGGCTCGACTTGAGTGAAGTCAATCTTGGTGACGTCACGATAGTTGGGGATACCAGGGAAGTTCTTCTCCAGTATCTTGGCGGGAGCATCGTCCCATTCACAGTGCCATGCAACGCTGGCACCAGTCATAGCCTCAACCGCTAGGTCAAGTCCTCCGTAGCCGGAGAATAGGCTACCGATTTTCATTCAGCAACTCCCTTATCTCAGTGAAGCTCAGCGTCTGGGAATACAGGCCGCCATTGCTGGCAACGATGCGCTTCGCCTCAATAGCATCAATCATAGTTGCTAGACGGTCGAGTGTGTGTCTGGCTCCCTGCCTGCGGTAGTTATCGCGGACTGGCTCGCCAATCTTCATTAGGTCAGACAATTGAATCCCCTTTCAGGATTGCTAGTTTCTTCAGAACATTTCGTTCAATGTTGATGCCACGGTCAGCATCAAGAAGTTTGCGGGTAGTTTTGTAACGCTTATTCACAACCTCGGCAATAGCCTCGTCAATGGTGTGAGTAGCAATCAGATTCCAAATAGTAACGTGGTGCATGTTGCTAGCTCGGTGAACCCGATCCTCAATCTGCTCAATACGGTCAGGATCGTATGGACTATCAAACATAATCAAATCATCGGCACGATCCAAGTTGATACCCACACCAAGACCACCAGATAACAACACAACCCGAAGCACCCCAGACTGGAATCTCTCCTGGATAACGGCACGACTAGTAACACTAGTGCTACCATCCAAAACGTCACTAACAATACCTCGCGCATACAACTCCTTCTTCAACCAATGCAGCACTGCACTGAACTGGCTGACAATAACAACCTGAGAGTTTTCAGCCATAGCATCAGCCTCAATAAAGCCACGCTCATCAAGCCACTCCAACAACCAATCAAGCTTGATAGACTCGCCACCAACAATCGGCTCCGGCTTCTCATCCTCAGTCCAAGAACACGTAGCCAACTGACGTGAACGCAAAGCGAAAAGCATACCCGCAGTGCCATCATTAGCTTCAGGATCATTCAGCATCTTCTCATAACGCAACTGCGCCATCACATACTTGCCGTATTGCTTAGCACCCAAAGTCAACTCAACATCAACGAAACGCTTAGGTGGCAGCTGAGCCAACACTTCAGTCTTCGTGCGACGAATCATCCACTTATTACTAAACAACTGCCACTTACGCTCATCCTTCAAGCCGTAAGCAACCTTGATGGTTTTACTCCGAGATACTCGTTGCTCACCCATAAAGAAGTTATCTTCAAGCCAGGCATAACGGTTGAAGCCAACGATAGATGGGTAGAGAAACTGCCAAGTGCCAAACCGATTCTCCAACTTGCCACGGTCAGGTGTGCCAGAGATAGCAATCCGGTATGCGCCAGTGTGAAAGCAACGCAACTTATTCAAGCCCTTACGGAACTGAGTCAACGACTTGCCTGTGATAGGTAGCACTAGGTGCGACTCATCAACAATCACAGCATCCCAATACACGTCCGGCAGGACGATCCGTGGACCATTCTTAGTTAAGTCGAGGGAGTTGTGGTTCAAGACGTAGAACACTGGCTTAGAAGTATCAGCTGCATCAACACGCGCCTGCTTCTGTTTACTCGTGCCGCTAAACACATCCACAACCTCAACATCATAGCGAGGGCTAATGAAGCGAGCGATGCTATCAACCCAAGTGGTTTGAGCGTTGATAAGTGGAGTAGTAATCAGGATGCGTGAAGGCTTATTGAGCAAGCCAGCAATCTCCAATGCACCCAAAACTTCTAGAGTCTTCCCAAGCCCAGGCTGGTCAGCCAAGAGAATTGCCTTTTGCTCAGCGATCCTCTCAGCTGCCTCAACCTGATACCCGAAGAGAACCTCGGAAATCAGCGTCATTAGTCTTCCATTGCCTCTTCGCGGGCGCGGTCATAATCCTCATCACAGTGACACAACCGACCACAACGGTAGCAATAGTCCTCAATCTCAAGGACATTCTCACCCTCTTCCTCCGGTTCAGGGACGGGACCCTTGCCTTGCAGAGCGAGGTCATAGGCACGCATTTTGTTGCTGAAAGCCTGAGCTTGCTTAAAGAAGTTCTCAGTCAGTTCAACCATGTTGATAAGGGCATCGCCAGCAGTTGGCTTGCAGTTACAGGATTCGTTCAGGTCGCACATGGTTATCGCTTGATGTTCAGGCGGGACTTAGCGGTGCGAGTGAACATCTCAGGGTAATCCGCAACAGCGAAGTTGTCCTTGATGTATTCAGAGTTGATCTGGGTTTCACGCCAGCGAGAAATAGAAGCCACCTCAGCGCCATTCACCAGAAGAACGTCATCCTTACCGATAGCGTCCTTCAAGACGTCATCTATGGCTTTCTTCTGGGCGGTAAGAGCCTTGATCTGGTCGTCAATGTGACTACGCTGAGCAAGCAACTCATTAGCGAGGATAGGGTCAGCAGCTTCCACTGCCTTGCGGTCATCAGCAGTAGCCTTTGGCTTGCCAGTGATGAGGGTGTTCTTTGCTTGAGCGATAATCTCGTCAAGCGAAGCGTCCAGGGACGCAGGCGCAGCTTCAGCTGCCTTTTTGGTTGCCATTTTCGTTTCTTTCGTTTTAGTAATGGATTACTGGGTTGCGAAGAAGGTTTACAACCTGTTCGCTGTCAATCAGCATAGAGTTTGCCACTGACAATTTAGCCGTCTTGGTTATAACAACTCGATAACGGTGATTCAATGACGGAACGATGTCCACCTCGAAGTTGTCCTTGACGTAGGTATAGAGAGGCTTATCGGCAACTTTTGCTTTCCAT